TGGAATTTCTGTATACAGATCCGCCCTCGTGAAAAAGGAGGCATCCGTGCTTAAACCGGACGTAGAGACGCCCGTGTGTACAAACTTTATTGATTCTCCAGTGTCTAGACGTGTAACCACAAGCCTATTGAAAGAAACGGGGTTCCTCCACGAAATAATAGTCTCTTCTGATATTTGACCAATTAACGTAGCTAGGGTGCGTAGTGCACTGTAATCTAACATTGGATCTATATCACCCCAACAAGGAATTCTTGATACACTACCAACGCCTTCATCATAGCTGTAACCATAACCGCTAGAAGAAGCGCCTGGGTCATAAAAGTCGTCTACATAAAGAGTAATATGGGGCTCTTTCCCAGTAATTCCCGTCATAAGCAATTCTTTATTCAGCATCCCTTTCCTCCTCTCATCGAAGGCGGCAGATGAGCGCGGCTGATCTCGCTCTCCCACGCAGTACGACAATGGTTATCCTGCCAAAAGAACAAGTGGTCGATGATCCACGCAGGCCATGACCTCGACCCATCGAGCTTGTGACGCCAAGCCCTTGCGCTCAACGTCTCGTCCGCCCAACCGCCGAGAAGCGTGTTGACCAACTGGTCGAGCGCCACGGCAATCTGGAATCCGTCAGGGTGCTTCATGCCTTACCCTCCGTGTACGGCTCAGTCCACAGCTCGCCCATGGCGAGCATCGCCTTGGAGAGCGCCTGCTGGAGTTGAGCCTTCGTCACAGTCGCGACAGAGTTGTCAGCGAGCACCCAGACGGTCGACTCAAGTCCTGCCGTCTCTGCAGCAGTAATTGCTCGCGCCATACGAGACTGCGCGGACTCATCGCCGTCGAACGTCATTCCGTCGACTTCCACCTTGATCGCTGCCACCTTGGCTGCACGTTCACGCTTGGCAATGGCAAGATTCTGTGCTTCCTGTTCTTCAGGCGTCAGCTCTCTTTCAGAGTAGGTCACGCCATACTGCGCCCAAAACGCAACCTTGCCTTCGTCTGGCGCTTCGCCAAAGGACACACGGTCCCTGTTGAAAATGTCCTGACGCACCTGCCATTCAGACTGGTAAGTAACGCCGTTGTACGTCCATGTCTTGATCATTCAATCAGCTCCCAAATTTTGTGAAAGTGGCAACGCCAAAAGTCCCGTACCATGCAAGCGTCACGAGCCCCTTGGCAAGCGTAGGAGCAGAACCGCTCCACGACCAAGAGCTGCCAAGAGTGATCGTGGCAGTTCCCGCAAGCGCCACGACGGTGATCCATGCCTTGTTGGCGGATCCGTTGTTGACCGTGAGCGTGCCGCCACTGGCAAGGCTCATCGAGCGAGCAGAACTATCTGACACTGTGGTTGCCGCTACAACAGTCTCATATGTCTTGATCGTTCCAGCATCACCCGTTCCTGGGATGAGCTGAGGTTTCCCGCTGACACCGGTCCAAGGCACTGCACTCGCCGAGTTCGCCGTAGTAGCAGAGTCGGCCTTTGCCGCACTCGTTGCCTTGGCGTTGATGCCAAGGTAGGTCTTCGCGGCATCCGTTTTGGCCAAGTACGTGCTCGCGGCATTGGCCGTCGTCAGGTAGCTCGCGAGCTCCGAAGCCATTGCCACGCGGTACTTGCCGCCGGTGCCGTGGACGATCCACAGCTGATGTGTGTCCTCCGCCCAGATCGGCTGCGCTGGCGTTTCCGCGTCGCCGCCATAGGCAGAGATCTTCGCCGCCGTGTCGTAGTTGATCCCAAATGCTGAGTAAGCCATTACGGCAACCTCCCCATAGAAATGCCTGATGCTTTGAAATAGGACGGCTTGTCGGTGATGCCGCCCCATGTCGTTGTACCTGCGGGGCCCGTCGCGCCCTTCAGACCCGTGAAAGCGAAGGCGAATGTCCTTGCCTGAGCGGTCCCGCCCGCCGTCACAGTCACCTTAGGCGTGCCCGTTGTGGCGTCAACCGTAGCCGTTGCGCCAGTGATGGTGGCGTTGGCACCTGCCGCGCCAGTTGCGCCCCTCTCACCCTGAATGCCCTGGACACCCTGCGGCCCTTGGGCACCCTTAGGGCCGATCGCGCCGGGCTCACCCTTTGCGCCCGCGTCACCTTTAGGCCCCTGGACCCCCTGAACACCCTGAGGACCCACATCGCCCTTGTCGCCCTTCGGCCCCTTGATATCGCCGACGTCCTGCCATGCCGAGCCATTCCACGAGTAGAGGTGCGTGCCGACCATGTAGGCGTCACCCAGCTGACCGACGGGGTGCTGCTCCTGAAGCTCGTCGAGCGTCGGAAAGCTACCCTTGATCGAGAGTGGTGCTCCCGTGTCGCCCTGCGGCCCCCGTGGGCCCTGCACGCCCTGAGGTCCCGTGTCGCCCTTCAGGCCCTGAGGTCCCTGAGCGCCCTGAGGACCCGTGTCGCCCTTCGCTCCACGAATGCCCTGAGGGCCCTTGAGGCTCGTGAGTTTCGCGCCCACGGTGAAGTTGCCCCCAGAGACCGCAGTGATCGAGAAGACCTCGCCATCGGGGTCGATCACCGTGTCGCCAACCTTCGCATTGGTAGAAGGCGTGAGCGAGGAGATTGCAGCAGTGCCGCTCGCACTCATGTTGGCCGACGTCAGGCGCATGGCGTAGGCCGCCGTCTTTGCAGACTCTGCCGCCGCCTGCGCCGACTTCGCCGCCTCGCTCGCCTTCGTCGTAGCCTCAGTCGCCTTGGTCGTCGCAGTGTTGGCCGCGGTCTCGGCCATGCCCTGCGCCGTCACGGCCGCAGTCTTTGCCGACTCTGCTCCGCTCCTGGCCGTATCAGCTCCCGCCTTAGCCGTCTCCGCCGCCTTCTTGGCGTTGGCTGCCGCAGTAGCAGAAGCCGCCGCGGCATCGGCCTGAGCCTTTGCGTTGGCAGTCTGCGTAGCGCCCGCCGTCTCGACCGCCTTAACTTGAGCGGCGCCCGCGGCGTTGACGGCACCGACTTGCGTAGAGCCAGCAGTCTCCACAGCCTTGACCTGCTTCTGGCCTTCAGCCGTGACGGCGACGACCTGCGTGCCGCCCTCCTGCGTAATGGATGCAAGAGCAGCCTGCCCCGCTAGCTTTACCGCCTCAAGCGTTTCAGACGACGATCCCGCCGCACCAGACGCGATCTCAGCGTAGTGCTTGGAGCTATAGAGATCGCCTTCGACAGGCGTGCCCACCTGGGTCGCCCACGCCTTCGCAGTCGTAGCGCTCGAACCTGCGGACGTCGCAGAGCCCGCCGCACTGGTCTTCGCCGACTGCGCGGACGCGTTGGCAGACTCTGCTCCTGCCTGCGCGGCCTTCGCACGACGAGCATTCTCTGCGCTTGCCTCCACAGAGTTTGCGGCCTTCTCCAGCGTGCCGTCATCGACAGCGCCCGCCACCTTGTCAACCGCAACGATGTGGTCCGCCACAGTCTTGATGTTGCCGCCCTCGGCAGTGCAGTCCTGCGCAGGCTCATCCGTCAGACGACCGGCAGAGAATTTTGCAGGCGTACACTTGCCGCCTGTCAAATCGCCCGCAACAGTCTTAATGTCAATCAGACCATTGGACACATTCTTAACGTCCGAGATATTCCCCGAGACGGTAATGACGTGCTCAATGTTGTCCATGATTGGCGCGGCAGTTTTGACCTGCTCAACAAACTTTGCAGTCGTCGCCGCAGTCGCTTCGGCATTAATGCGCGTTGACTCTTCAAGGCGCTTGACAGTCGCCTCAGAAGTAGCCGCCGCATTCGAAGCACGGACAGCGCTACCAGCCGCTTCTTCAGCTCGTGAAGCCGCAGAGACGGCGGCCGCAGTGGCATCAGTAGCCACACCGCTGAAAGCCTTCATCACGTCAGCACCAAGCGTCTCAAGCTTGACAATGCCGTGCACAAGGCTTCCGTCGTCGTTCTGGATGATTGCGAGGTTTTCGCGGATGCCTTCGATGGATACAGAAACGCCGTCAAACTCCGAGTTGAGAGCGCTCACTTCAATGTTTGACGGCTCATCGTGAGCGAAGTCGTGACTCCGCTCATACTTTTGAGGCTGTGCCATAAGCCGCCTCCTTTTTATTCAGCGTCAACAGTCTCAGTCTGCACCGTCTTCTTCACAGTCTTCGGCTTGGAGACCTTGGCGGCGCAAGCTTCAATGGCAGACTCAAGCGTCGTTTCAAAGGCGGCACCGTAGACATGCTCGAGAACGCCGAGACCAAACTTGTTGGCAAGGCGAGCGGCTTCAGCTTCCGGTTCAACGTCGATGACGGCGACTTCATCACCCTTCACGACATTCGTCTTGCCGAAAAGGACCGACATAACGGCGGCCTCATAGGGCGGGCAGGAAACAAAAATCTGCGTGGACGAGTCTCGAGCAACGCAGTATTCAAAAGTCTGAACCTTCATGATTCTTCCTCTGGAAAAGTTGGTGCGGGCTACGTCACGTAAGAGAACTCACAGAATCGCGACGCGCCCGCGAAGAAAGTCAGTTAGGCAAGAGCCAGGACCGCACAGCTGTTCGGTCGATTGATCGAGATAGCGGCGCGCATGTTGACCATCATGTAGAGGCACAGCGTGTCATGCGGACGGACCGGCGTCACAATGTCGTAGCCGTCATCACGCCACGTGATGTGCTTGCTGTTCATGAAGTAGCAGCGCTTGGACCAACTGGGAGTGCCAGCCACCGAGGAGCCGGCCGCCGCGTCGAGGTCCTCGAACGTCGGGTCCCAAACGATTTCCTTGCCCTTGAAGAAGAGGCCGGTGCGCGTGCCTTCGCCAATGCCGCCATCGAGCTTGACGGGACGACCGGAGTCAGCATTGCGCGTGACAGGAACGGCCTTGGCGTAGGCGTCAATGAAGTCAGCACCGGCGAGGATGTAGTCAGGCGAACCGCCATGCATGAAGCAGGAGCGCCATGCCTTTTCCATCTTGCCGAGCATGTCAGCGGCGGCAAGCGTCTTGTCGGCGTAGTTGCGCCAGTAGGCGGCCTTAGCACGGTCGATGCCGCCAAGCGTGCCCTGGGTCGGATCGAGAGCGATAAGAGCGTCAAGGCCGACAAGAGCATCGGCAGAAGCCGTGCCATCACGGTGCATTTCCTTGTCGAGAGACTTCAGGAAGCCTTCAAGGAGCACGTGATTGGTTTCATTGAGGAGGTTGGTCAGCTGGACCTTTTCGGACGTCTCGAGACGATAGGCACCCTTCTCACCTTCACGGACATTAATGCCGTTGGAGAAGAGTTCGTCATAAGAGATGTACACGGAGTCCACGCAACGACGCCACGGGAACTGGGCCTGCTCGAGCGTATCGCGCTTCTGGAAGTTCACCTTGGCTTCACCGTAAGCCCAAGCGAAGTTGGAACCGTAGTCCTTGCGGATTTGTTCAACGACGTTCTGCTTGGCGCCACCAAAAGGCTTCTTGCCCTTCAGGAGCATTTCAAGCAGCGGACGTTCCTGAGCGATCTGGTCGACCGGCTCATTGCGAAGATAGAGATCAAGACTCGACTTGCCGAGGCGGGTCAGGTCTTCAGAAGAAATAGCCATTTGCTTTTTCCTTTAGAGAGAAACGATCCACACTCTGACTACGCCGCATGTCAGTCTGTTTGCGATCTTGAGCACCGTGCGCGACACCCGGCTTACTGCGACTTGCTTTTGATCACTGGCGCTGCGGGACGCGACCCCCGCCGTACTGCGTTTGTGCAGAACCGCTCACCACGAGCGGCACTGCACAGTCAAGCAAAAAATGCAAGAGGTAGGGAAGAAAAGGACATCAGAGGCCCATCGCGTCGATGAGAGCGGAAATGCCCTCGGCGTTCGCTTTGAGATTGGACGGCACTCGTGCGCCGGTGGAGCGGGCGCGTTGCGTCGTGATAGGCGTAGCGGTCTGACGAGCGGGAGCGGCGGCGGGAGCGGCAGGATGAACATTGTCATACATCCAGAGGAGCGCACTCTCCCACTGAGCAGGCTGATGCGTCTTCACAAACTGCTCAAGTCGTCCAGGCACAGAAAAATACTTCTGGATAGCCTCAACCTTCTCGCTGAAGTTGGCGTCGTTTGCGCGTTCAGAAAATGCCTGCATTGCCTTCGTGCCGAAGGACTGAAGCTCCTGCTGCTTGGCAGAAATCTCCTGACGCATGCGCACCTCTTCGACCTGACGGGCCTCGGCTTGACGGCCGCGAAGAATGGCGAGAGCATCTTCGCGGGTAAGCTCCATGTCGGCAACCTTCTGCTTGAGATCAGCGTGATCGGTGAGAAGGTCCACGCCCGGCGCTTCAATGCCAGCCTGCTTGTAAAGCTCAGTACGCACGTCATCGAGCGCCTGAAGCCCTGCTTTGCGCTGAGCCGGATCATTGGAGCTGACAAGCTTGGCGATACTCATGAGGTTCGCAAAACCTTCGGCATCAAGCCCTGCATCGGCAATGTAGCGCTGTACGGACTGAAGCTGAGTACGAGCTTCCTTGCGTTCGGCAAGCATCTTGCGGACGCGATCCCTGCCACGCTCAGAGCGAATGCCGCGCACCATCTCGGCCTCAAGATCATCATCAGACTTCGACTTGCCGTCGTCCTCTGCGGCCTCGGCGGGCTTTGCCTCAGGCGTCTGCTCCTTCTGCTCAGCCTGAGTCTGCGGCTCATCACCGGCAGGCTTTTCTTCAGGCTTGCGGTCCTCAGTCTCAATGCCAAGATCCTTCATTGCCTGCTCAACAGGATCAACCTTTTCAGCCGGCGCATCGTCCTGCTGAGCGGGTTCAGGCGTCTGCGGCTCGACCTGAGCAGGTTCTTCAACCGCAGGAGCGGCATCAGGCTGTTCGACCTGGTCCGGCTGTTCGACGATGTTGTTCTCTTCGTTGCTCATATATCACCTCACTGGTTGAGCGGTTGTACAAGTTGACGGATTGCCTCTTGAGCATCCGGATCCTGCGGCGGCTGACCTTCCGTAGGCTCAGGAGCTGCGGCAGGCTGCCCCTGTGCGGCCTGAGCCATTGCGGCCTGCTGTTGCATCACCTGAGCATTGATTTGCGGAATGAGCTGATCAGCGTCGATGCGATCATCAAAGCGCTTGACCGTTTCGCGCAGAAGCGTCTCAATCGGCGTCGTGTCGAGGCCCTGCGGCTTGAGCTGATAAAGCACCTGAACAAGGCCCTGAAGCGTCGGCAGAATCTTTTGCCAGTTCTCCTGCTGAGAAAGCTTGTCGGGAGCACCGGTAGAGCCTGCAGTGATCTTGATGCGGATTAGGCGATTGACCTGCTCGGCACTCAGGCCCATCGGCCACTCATACGGACAATCAACGACGAACGTGACGCCAGAGAGCGGATCAACCTGCGTTACCGGATCACCCATGATGCGGGCGACATCGACCTCCTCGAGTTCTCGCAAGAGCACCTGAGCCGAGTATTGAGCAATCTCCTGCAGCCAGTCTTCAACGTCATCACGGAAAGAGGCTACACGGCCGCTGAGGCCCTGTTGCATGATTTGCGCCTCAGTCGCAGTCTTGGCCTGCACGACGGTGGAGCGCATAGCGTCCTGAAGGCCCGTGCATTGCTCAATGTCCTGACGAATGAGCGACGTGTCGTAGACCTGCGGATCAATCGGCGGGAACTGCTTTGCCGTGATCAGATTGCGCACGTCCTGTCCGTCGGAGTTGCGAAGAACGGTAACCTCGCCAAGCACGGAGTCCGTAAAGCGCTCGATGGACCTCTGGTCGACATCAGCAGAAGCGACATAGCCAGGCTTGCAGAGCTTGCGATGAGCGACGAACGTCTCTCTCGTCTCGTTGTGCTCAGCCTGCAGTTTCTCCATCAGGTCGACAAGGGACTCCGACACAAAGCGGCCGTCCGTCGCCTTGTAGGAGAGGAGGAAATACGGGTACCAACGAGCACCGACCTTCTCAGGAGAATACGGCTCACGAATGAAGTAGTCACAGCCCTCAACCATCGTGTACACGCGCTGGGAAACTCGATCCCAAATCTCGAGTACGGCTACCTGATCGTCATCGTCAGTCTCATCAGCTCCAGTCTTCTGAAGCGTCTTGCGCTCAGAGGCGGCACAGATAGCCTTCTGCAGGGACGACTCGTAGATAGTTGCCGTAGCCTTGACTTTGATCTTGTACGTCTCTTCGACCGTCTGCCGGCGCATAGGGACAACCTGACACATCCAGTCGGCCTGCGCGTAGTCGTCAAACTCTGCGATTGTCGGATCAATGATGAGTTGATCAGTCAGCACGCGATCAATCACAAGGCCGTCAACACGACGCGCCTCAGCATCAGCCTCGAGGCCCTTCACGGTTTGCTCAAGCTGCTTGCGCAGAACCTCGAGCTGGTCAGCCTGCTCATCACCGTCGGCAATGCGAGAGAGCAAGCCGTCGATGCGCGCAAGATTGTCCTGGGCGTCCTGAAGGCGCCCCAGGATGATGGGATCATCTTCGAGACTGCGCTGATAGACAACCTTCAGAATGCCGTAGGAGCACGTCAGAGCGGCACGGACTGCGGCCTTGGCACGCTTCTTGAGACGGCCGCGCTCAAGGTACGTATTGAGCACTGTACCGAGCGTATCGGTAAACGTCTCCAGTCGTTTTGCCTCTTCCTTGGACTTGCGGACAGGAACGACGCTCATCTCGGGATTGCGAGCGTAGAGACTGGGGAGCACGGAGTCGATAGCCGCACCGATGAGGTTTGCACGAAGCGGAATGACGGCCTCAGAGTCACCGTCAGCCGACCAGTCAAAGCCGTTCACGAGAGCGCGATTGTGCTCACAACGCTTGTAGAACCGGCTCCAATGCTTGCGGGCGGCCTCGATGCGACGAGACCATTCCTTCGCCAGCTTGTCCGGCTCCTGCGGCGCTTCTCGGATTTCCTGAGCGACGACAGTAGTCTCCGTCTGCTCAATGTCCATATCCGGGTTGTTCATCAAAAGGTTTTCAAACATAGAACCTCACTGCATAACGGATCGAGCCTATCGAAAAGGCCTGCCGAAATGGAAGAAAAGGACATCAGAAGTCATCAGGATCGAAGGTGATTGAGCCATCTCGCACCTCAGCTTTAGACTCAGGCGTAAAGGACTCCGTATCGTCCTTGTTCGGATTGCGTCGGCGGCGCATAACCCCATACCTTAGGCTGTCCCAGCAATGGTCTTCAGCGTCCGTATCCACGTCCTCAGGGTTGAAGTCAGAAGGCGGAAGCTGAGGGATTGTGCGAATGCAGTTGGTGCACGTCTTGAAGAACTTGAGTCGGCCCTCAGCCAGTAAAGACACGATCATCTGAGCGCCGTTCACGCGAGAGCCGGGGCCGTTCCATGCTGGCTGCCAACGAACGCCAGCGCCGCGAAAGATTTGCCCGATGGATTGAGACGCGCCGATCTTCGAAAAGATTGCAGGGTCAGCCAGATCCATGTGGTACTCATAGCCGTAGCGCTCATCGTGCTGTTGAACGCGCTTGATCTTTGCCGCCACGTCCAGAGCGTTTTCCTTAGAGCCCACGTTCGGCTAGTCGGCGTCAATGCCGTAGAGTTCGCGCCAGACAAAGAAGACACCTTCTTCTGAGAGCGCCAGCCATAGGACTGCATAGGGCTTGCTGTAGCCCCAGTCCATCGCTTTCCATACCTTCCAGTGTGCAGGGATGGGGAATGGATCGACAACGCAGGACGACGCATCCCACACCTTTTCGAGATACGTACCGACAGAAATGTCCCACGATCCATCGAGCCAAGCGGCGCGTCGAGCAGGTTCCTTGAGGTTCCGCAGAGTCGTCACATAGTCCGGGTCCGCTGTCGTCAAGATCGTGTTTTCCATCAGCGAGGAATGCACGTAGAGGCGCTTCTTGCGGCCGTCGCCCATCGGAGTGCAAGGCGGCACGGTACCAATCTGAAAGCGCTCCTTAACCCAGCTGTGGCCCTTGCCGAATGGGTTTGTTGTGGCTCGAACCCATCGAGGAACACGCGGATCAGAGGAGCGGCAAGTCGACAGCATTGCTTCATAAAAGCTGAAGTCCTTCCAGTTGGTCAACTCTTCGAAACCAAGGAACGGATATACATGGTCAGCTCCCCGTTTGCAAGTGTTCGGGGGATTTTTTGGGTACAGCTCCCCCTGGAGGGCGCGTCCATGCGCGTCCTCCATTCAATACGTGGCGAAGCCACACCACTAAATTTGGCCTTTCGCGGATTCGTGTGGGTAATTCCTGCGCGGAATCGAATCGTCAAACTGTCGTGGAATAGCGCAGGCCGTTAGGCCGAGCATATGCCGCGAAAGCAGATTGACGAGGCGATTCCGCGCAAATAGCCTGTGGTTCGGGGAAAGTAAGGGCGTTAACGCCCGCCTTTCCCCCGAGCCACGTGGCGGCGAACGCCAGGGTGTCGGGGGCGGAGCCCCTGACGGCATGATCCCACTTAGCCATGCACTTACCCACTCAAAGCCGCGAAGAGCCCTAAATTTGTAAAGTCAGATTACGGAATCGAGAAGGCTTTCATATGACAGGCAGCTGCCTACCAGGGTTGGGTTCCCCATTCTCTTCGTCAGCGGAGCGCTCAGTAAGTCGCTCGAAAGACCTCGTCGACTTGCGCACAACAAGCTTTCATCAAGCTCTATTTCCTTCCTTTTTGAGCGCGCACTGCGCGCCTGTAACTCATTCAGACTTCTACCAGAAGAAACCTGCTGCAACTCATTCGAAGTTGAAGAAAGGGCTTCACTGAAATACATCCGCGGTCAGGAGGTATTCATTCCTAAACCTCCGCCGACATAGTGAGATTCGGGGCAATAGGGGTGCTTTATTAAGAGGGCGTGATTAACGCTAACTACGCGATATCGCATTACCGTTCACAGCATCACTCTATTGCGTTGAGCACGATTCGTCACTAGTAGTTGCCTTCGTAGTCCTTGGCGGGAATTGGCCGATGATCGCTCTGTGCGATATGCACCTTTAACAGCTTAGTACAGGTGTGTAATCGACCTTGTCTTTCATCAGACGATAAATGATTCGAGCTAACTTGGCTGCGATGGCGCAGACAATGACGCCATGTTTCTTTCCGCTGTCTCGCATTTTTCGCACCCAGTCACCGAAATTCCCCTTCCACTTTTCCGCGTACATGAGGACGAGTTGCGCGCACTGCACGAGATTGGAGCGAAGCCTCTTGGGCCCACATTTGGTGATGTGGTTGAGCGTGTTGTTGCCGCCGGTGCTGTTCTGCTTTGGTACAAGCCCGAGGGAGGCCGCAAACTGCCTGCTGTTCTTGAAGCGCCCGAAGTCGACGCCAACATGAACCAGCAGTCCTACTGCCGTCTGAGGTCCAACGCAGGGAACCGTCATGATGCGCTTTGCATTGGCATCCGTTGCAGCCACCTGTTCCAGCCGCCTCTTGGCTTCCTCCTCTTGTTGAAGAAGATTGAGCCAAATCTCACGCCTGCGCTTAAACGAGGCCATCACGTCCTCAGGAATAAGCTCGGCATGCTTTTCAAGATGTGCCACCATGCGGGTCTTAATGAACTTCGAAGATTTTCGGACGGGACATCCGAACTCTTCGAGTCCCGCGTGGATCTGATTGCCTGCTTGAATGCGCAACTCCTGAAGGCTCTTATACTCGTTCTGCAGAAACTGCAGGGACTGCTGCTGTTGACTTTTAATGTAGACGTACGTGGTACCTGGTACGAAGTAAAGCTTGGCGATATAGGCGGCGTCACGCAGGTCATTCTTATGATTGACATTGCGAAGTGCCTTTACGTCGGCCCCTTTAACAAGGCGCACCTCATGACCGAGATCAGCGATACTCCGAGCATGGAACATGCTGCCCTTGCATGCCTCCATCAGGACAACAGCCTGAGGCAGATTGGACAGAATCTCCCGAAGCTTTGCATAGGAGCATCCATCCAGCCTTAAGCAAATTTTTCCGTTCTCATCGTAGCCGATGACATCGCAGTGATCTTTCGCGAGGTCAACGCCGATGACTTTCACGATTTTGCTTTTAGTCGAATTTTGTGTAGTATTCATGTCGAAGCACTCCTCTTGTCGTATGAGTATCAGGACTCAATGGCACTTTGATGCCGGTGTACTCGCATGGGCCCCGAGCCCGCTAGCGAGAGAAAAGAGAGAGTGCTTCTTTTTTTGCCCGTTTGTCAAGTTCTGCATGGATGGTCTCCGGTGTTCGATGCCCCTTGGGAGCTGACCATCTAATTAAGGACTGTGCGGCGCCCGATAGGACCACCGTCGCTTCATTGACGAATTTCGAGCAAATTCGGCCAGTCGCATGTTCTTGATAGGCAGCTTCGGGCCAGTGAAGAATCTGTTCGAACATCATGGTTCGAAGGGTTACGAGCACTGACTGACTCACGTGAGCCATCAAGTAGGTACTCATGACCGTGCAGAAGGCAAAGCTCAAGGTGACGCCAATGAGTGCCAATGGCGCGCCGTAAATCACCCAGTCTTCCTGGTTGTAAAAGCCAGCATCGGTAATTTTGCCGAGCAGAGTGGCCGTTATGGACGACATGCTGGCGGAGCCGAGAAGGAAAAAAGAGGCGATCGCTAGCCTGCCCTTATGTGGCAGGAAGAATCTGGTGAGACGGCTCAGGTCGGCGTCGACGGCATCAATCCATTTCATGCCGGACCTCCATTTTCAGAGATGGGAGAAAGGGCCTGAAGGCGACAGAGTTCAGCATAGAGTCCATTCTTGGCTAGCAATTCATCACGCGTTCCCTGTTCCTTGATTTCACCACCGGCCATCGCGATGATAGTGGTGGCGTGTTCAATCGTGGAAAGACGATGAGCTACGATGAAGGTGGTGCGCCCCTTCAGCAAATGCAGAAGCGCAACCTTGATTTGAGCTTCGCTCTGGCTGTCAAGAGCACTCGTCGCCTCATCAAGGATGAGAATCGGCGCATTCTTGAGAAGTGCGCGCGCAATGGAGAGACGCTGCTTTTGTCCTCCGGACAGACGGTTGCCGGCTTCGCCAACGAACGTATCAAGCCCTTGGGGAAGAGAGGCGATGAAATCCGTGAGCGCTGCAGCCTCAACGACCTTGGCGACATCCTGATCCGTGGCATTGGGCATGCCGTAGGCGATGTTGTTGCGGATCGTGTCGTCGAAGAGAAAAACGTCCTGCGAAACGATCGCGATGTGCTTGCGAAGGGATTCGAGTGTGAATGTCCGAATGTCCCTGCCGTCAATCAGAATGCGCCCTTCAGTAGGATTCCAGAAGCGGGGGATCATGTGCACAATGGAACTTTTCCCTGCCCCAGAGAGTCCCACTAGAGCAATGCAGGATCCTGTGGGCGCAGTCAGAGAGAAATTGCGTACGGCCTCAGTCGAAGCTCCGGGATAACGAAGCGATACGTTTTCAAAGGTGACCTCTCCACGACATTCATCAAGCGTTTCCTTGCCTGAATTGTCTTCCGCATGTTCGTCAATGGAGGCAAAAATGCTTTCAGCAGCCATGCCCATCATGACAAAGCCCGTGTTGACGCCAGCAAGATTCTTCAAGGGGGGAATCATAAGAAGTAGAGCAGCAAGAAAGGTGACGAAATCCCCAAGCGTTAGCGCTTGAATATGAGCTTGATACATGGCAAATGCCAATACGATCGCAACACCTGTCATGCAGATCAGCTGCGTCAGTGGCGTGCCTAACGACGTAATTTTCGTCATGTCCAGCATCATTTGCTGAACTGCTCGATTGATGCTGGAAAAGCGATCCACTTCTAGGTCGTAAGCATTCGAGAGCTTGACCAAGCGATGGCCATCGTAGGTCTCGCGTACGCGTGTGAGAACTGTCGCGAAGGATTCCTGACACGTTGCCATGACGGCACGCATTTTATTGGCAATTGCCCGAAGCGTCATGGCAACGAGCGGAACAATGACAAGACTCACCAGAGCCAGCGTCCAGTTGTGCCAAAGGAGCACGATTGTCAGGCTGATGACCTGCCAACTATCTCGAACAAGAATGATGCAGGACTTCGTGGCGTTTGAAAGGGCGACATTGGCTTCGAAGACGAACTTAGATGCAATGGCACTGGAATTGTTCGCTTGGTACGAAGGAGCAGGCCATCGGATCAACTTCTGATAAATCTGAGCGCGCAGATCGGAAAGGACAGACTGACTGACTTTTCCCAACAGGAAATTGCTCATGAACATGCTTCCGCCATGCAGAATGGAGATTAGGACGAGCCCTATCGGTGCGGCCACGACGATCCACGGCTCCTGATTGTAGAAGCCGATGTCGGTCAATTTGCCAAGAAGCGTGGCAATAAGCGAGGAGGCAGCACCAGCTGCCACCATGAAGACGACGGCGAGAACGATCTGCCAGCGGTACGGAGGGAGATACGTAAGCAGGCGCTTCAAGCTTGGGTTGATGGAGGGGAGGTTGAATTTCAATTCATTACTCCGGACTGCTTGATGTTGGAGGCTGTGGGTTTCATGACCGCACTTGTGTTCAGATCGACGAAATCGTTGTTCTGTTTCATGGCCCAGAAGATGCCATCCTGAATGTCGTCATCAGGAGGCAACTGAGGTTTTTGAAAATGGTTAAAGATGGGGCTCAATTACGTCGAAGACCGTGTCAGGTGAAAGCGCCTGAAGTTTTTTGCAGACCTCTTCGTCTGTCTTCAAGCAGATGCTCTGCCAGTGCTGGACCAGCCACTCGCAACTGGATATGCAGACATCCTCGGTCTCAAGGTTGTAATTTTCCGAATAGCCGTAGAATGCGACGGACGTAGGACCGAAGAGCACGCATGAGGGCAGTCCGCAGAGCGCGTGACGCATGTGGATCATCCCGCCCTCGGGCCCGATATGAAGCTTGGCGTGCTTGAGGAGCACGAGAAGTTCTTCGAACGAAGTTCGCCCGCTGAGATTGAGAATGCCGTCAGGCACGTAGTCCTCGGCTTCGGGACCGATGTAGACCAGTTTCGTATTTGGATGAACGTCGTGAACCTTTTCCCAAAGTTCGAGATAGTGCCTCTTGGGCCAGAGCTTGGTGGAGTCCTTGTATTCACTCGTGTTGTCGACTGAACGGTTGAACGTGATGAACCGTCCAGATTCGAGATTAAAGGACTTGAGGATCTTTTCGTCATTTTGGGTTCTGATCTTCAGGTCGAGTCCTGTGATGCCGAGCTTGTGACCGACGTCGGGCTGCGTGATACGATTGCCGTTCTGGATCATGGCGAGGAATTGGCTGAAGCCGTCGACGCGGGGGGAATGGTCGTAGAAAAAGCTGAAACGTTTGGAATAGCTCTGATAATGGCGGGCGAGCTCGACAAGCTTGGGATTCAGAGCTTGTAGACGACTCCAGTCGGCATGCCATATCATTGGAAGACGCTCCTTCATGCGAAGGATTAGGTCGTAGCCGTAGAAATTTTGGTCAAGGTCGCTTTTGGCAAAACTGCCATGCAGATAATTGTCTTCGGGATGGTAGAGCTTTAGAGTGATCTTGGGCTTGAAATAGAAGTCAATCTCGACGTTGTCGCCTGTATATTCCTTGAGTTTCTTTGCGTAGTTGAGGTGAACGAGGCCGTCCCCCACGCCGCCGTCGCAATAAATGGCAATGGTGACGCAGTTCGGTTTCCGGGTGCAAATGGCCTTGAGCCTAGCGGAAATGCGACGAAGTTTCGAAAAGAGTTTCATAGACAAAAAGAGAGGAGATGGAGCATTTCATTGGGGTTGGCACATGATTGAGAGTCAGAAGGCTTCAGGATGGACAAGGGCTTTTGACTCAATGGACTCGTGTGTAACGCGTTCTTTTCTGAAGCGACCGATATGATCGGCGGCAAGTGCATGGCAACGCTGATGTAATACCACAGGGGTTGGTTGCTCTCATTCTGGGAGACGTTCATAAAATGGTGGTCGACTCGGCTTTCTCGAGAGCGTGTCGAAGGCTGTTTTTGTAGTCATGGCTGTGCTTTAATGAATTGGTCAAGCGCCTCACTAAGAATGTCGGGCGTATAGCTCGAGCATGCACGGGGACTCACAGATGCATATCCAGACGGGTCGATGTAAAGCGTTGCGTCGTCGCAGGAGAAGGAGACGCTATGCGTCGACAAGGCACCCCAGGCGTCTTTTGCAGCGTATTCTGACCAGTAGTCTCGGTCGTTCGGTGGAAAAACTACGAAGGTAGGAATGTCATAGAAGGCTGCGAGGTGGGTCACCGATGTGTCTGGCGTCACGACGAGCGTCATTTGCTCGATGAGCGCCGTAAGTTCGTGAAAGGTCATCGCAGGCAGATAACGGATCCTATTGTTGGACGTGAGGCACGGCACCTTTGCGTGCACGATGATGCCGTCAAATCCTCTTTTGAGGAGAACCTGAGCCATTGTGTCCGTTTGGCTCTGGGTGAAGCACCTGTCTGCGTCCCGCGCAACAGTGTTGAGGTATGCGAGCCGCACGGGGTGTTTGGCCGGGAAAAGTGTCCTGATCGTTTCACGCGCTCGCGTCTGATCGGCAGTCGATGCAAAGCCTGCGGGCATCACCCGTTTTTCGTTATGGTGGGTAAGAGCACCGAGAACCAACGCCATGCGTTCAGAAATGTGCGCCTTCTCGCGATAGGAGATGAAGCCGCTGTAGGCATTGAGCTTGCTGCATAGTTCGGAAACGGTGAGCACAGGGCACGAGAGTTGTTTGATGAGCTGCAGGCGTTCCTTTCCGCAGCGAACACCCATGTACCCAAAATCTCGGATTTCGGAGCTGTAGACGACGAAGGAAAACGGTCGATCTCCTTGTGGCACAAGCAAACCCCG